CATCAGGCTAGTGCTGTCTGTCATTAGATGACGCATCAGCTTGTCGGATAGCTGCTGTGTAGCATGTAGGTCAGCAGACAAGTATTCACATAACTCATTGTATGGTATGTCGCGTGTGCTGTAACCCTTCTTAAAGTACTCTTTGAGTGTGTCCTGTTTTTTAGTGTCTAACTGATAGCGTTCAGCACAAGCCTCAAGTGAAAGAGGCTCTTTCTGTCCACGCTGCAGTATATATTCTCCAAGCATAGTGTCAAAGACAGGGCCATCATACTTGAAGCCAGACTCCCACAGCCACAGCAAATCGTATGCAGCGTTGTGTGCAATGATGATAGTAGCTTGGTCAAGCCAATCCTGTACCATTTCTCTTCCAAAGCCTGTAGCTGGCTCTTCACTATGGTCAAATGTAACAATAGCCTTGTTTCCTTGGTCACTCAGCATCCCCACCATAGTCAGTGAGTTCTCTGGCTCAAATGGATCAAGATGCAACTTACCATTACGTTCTGTTGTTGTGTTCTCTACATCTAGTGTTAGCTTCATACTGTATACCTCGCTGTCTGATATTCTAATTGACAATGTACACTACCATGCCAACCTGTCAACTTATTTTTAACAATATTAAGATGACGCTCCATGTCCTCTTCATCTTGTCCTTGCACTGGTGGGTTCTTTGCGATCAACACCATTAAGTCAGCCTCTGCTGCTTTACCTGTGCGACTACCTTCCATCATTGCCTGATTAAGAATAACTTTACCTTCTGCCTCTGCAGATAACTGTGACATATAGAACACAGCACAGTCATGTTGCTTGGCAATCATACGTGCATGTACTGCATTGGCCTTGAGAGCCTCATCATTACGTGCAAAGCCACCTGTCTTGGCAAACTTATCGCCCATGTCCAGCAGAACTATGTCAGGCTTGTATGCCTTACATATACTCTCTACCCAGCCCATATCACGACCTGTCGCATCTTTGATCTTGATACGTTCCTTGACAGGAGCATACAAGTCACGTGCTTTGGATGGGTTCTCTTTTATCTCACGCATAGTCATGCCTGTTGCTGCTGTAAGATATCTAGCACCTACACGATGGTATCCTTCCTCATTACATAGTATAATACAGTTAGCACCTTGGTGGGCAAAGCCACCGGGAGATGCAATCAGTGAGGCATGAAACGATGTCTTGCCAGTGTTAGGTCTTGCACCAACCTCAATCAAGTGACCGCCATTTACACCTTCTACTTTACGTGTGAGGCTAGGAATGTTGAATGTCCAACGTGCCTCAAGATCATTACGTGCAAGCAATGTCTCAATGTCAATATCTTCCCACTCCACATTTAGATTGGGAGTAAAGTCATCACCATACTGCTCAAGAATCTGACGCAGTGGCTCAAGACTGGACTTGTCACCTACAACATACTCTACACCAAGATTGGCAATGTCCTCACCAATAACTTGCTGAAACAATTTAGACAATACTTCCTGTGCTACATCACTGCCCATCGGCTGCTCACGCTTAATTATATTGAACAGTGATGAGTATGCTTGTTTCTGTGCTGTAGTCATAGTTGGATTGTTCGACATGAACAATGCCTCAATCTCATCTGGCGTAACAGTACGCTCATACCTATCCATTGCAGCATCAATAGACTGCTTGATCTTTCTTACATCTTTACTGAACAAACGATCTGGGCAACGTGCGCCTCTGTGTTCCTCATAGAACTGCTTGTCCATTAAACTTCTAATCAGTGATAATTCCATCTAACTTCTCCATATCTGTCGGGTTGCGATACTTTATATCATCTTCTAACTTTATTATACGAACATCATTCACATGTCCACGTAATTCTTTTGCCATCTGTATTGACTTAGTTAGTGCATCGGGGTCTAACGCTATGATGGCTGTTGAGAACTGTGCAAGATACCTTCTATGCGAATCTTGGAGAGATGTACCAAGAAGCGCAACCCCGACAAAGGAACCGAAACCAACAACGGCTGCACTCACACAGTCCTCAACAACTACTGCGACTTTACCACGTCCTGACACGTATGGCAAGCCACTATTTCCATATCTTTTCCATTTAGGTATTCTTTTTCCAAGTGTTCTGCCTGTTGCATCAACAATTTTGTCATCATGTATGACAGGAAACACTACTCTGTCTTCCTTGACATCATACAACAAGCCCAACTCTTCTGCGTCCAATCCCCATCTGGCACACCATCTATCCATGTAGACGCCACCACTACGAGACACGATGCACTGCGGCAATACAAATTCTTCCTGCGGTTTTTCTTCACCACCATGAAATCTTTTCTGTATGTCATCAATAGTCAGAGGTACACGTGTGCCACCACTGACAGTGCAACTTACTTTATAACAATTCCACACAAGATCACCCATGTTGTTAGTCACAGTGAAAGTCTTGATGCCACCACACTCAGGACAATTCATACGTTTAGTCTCGCCATTGGCTACATCAAAGTCACTAGCATGTATCATTTATATGTCCTTTCTATATGTATATATACTATAATATAGTATAGTTCGTTGCGGCAGTTGAATGCTTATATCATGCATTCTTACGTGCTGTCAAGGCATTATTTGCACTGACGAAAGTATTTTTCAGGTATGGCTTCACTGATTGTGGGTTAGCATGTCCTGTAACCGACATAATCTGTCCTATTCCTACCTCTGCATCCACCATCTCTGTCACACCTGTGCGGCGCAGATCAGACAGGCGTAATTCTTTCGACAGTCCAGCGTCATCCATTAGCTTACGCGCATGTAATGGCAATTTGTACTGCGAATATGGTGCATACACGCCGTGTCTAGGCACTGGACGTGGT